CCGCACCGACAAGGACGTTCTCGCGCGCCTCGATGAGGTACCGTGCAAGCAGGGGTACATCAAGAGGCTGATTCGCGAGGACTTGGAGCGGGCGGCAGAGTAGGAGCATGGGGCACCGTAAATGGCGGTGCCCTTTTTCGTGCGAAAGATTCTCAGATTCTCGTTTGAGCCATGTGGATATAGGTGTATACTAGTATCAGCAAGAAGGGAAAGAGAGAGAAAGGAAAGAAAATGTGGAATGTCGAGAGGTTCGGGGAGGAGCAGTAATGGGCGGTCTTTACAACATGCTTGCAGGATGGAATCCAGCGTGCGTTTGGTTGGCACCGATGCTCACCGACGAGAACCCGCAAGACTTCTTCCCAAGGTTCAGAAACTGTTGGCTCAGCGATAGCGGTGACACCATCATCATCTTCACGAGGGTAGGCGGCAGCAACCGCAGTGACGGCCCAGATGATGAGTACGGCTACGGTGAGTACAAGCTTTACGACATGCCAACGTTCATCCGCACTTGGGACGATGACTTCGACAGCACCTATGGCTACTACGAGTTCGGAGTCCCAGAGGAGTGGAGGGAGGACTTCGAGCATGCCAAGAATGGCGAGTTTGACAAGTACTCCGACAGGTACGTTGACCGCATGCAGAAATGCTATCAGAAGCTTGACATCAGGGAAATCATCAAGAAGGCAATGGGGGAGCAGTAATGGATATGAGTGACACCGAGAAGCTTGCATGGTTGCTTGCAATCATCGTGTGCCCGCTGGTGGTGTTGGCGATGCCGAAAGAGGAGGACGAATGAGCGCGACCGACGAGCGTGGCGTGGAGAGCGGCTGTGCCAAGCGTTCGATGGCCCGTGCAGGGCCGATGACGTGACAGCCTACAAGCCGTGCCCAATGGGCGAGCGTGACGAGGAATGCGTCTATGGGCAGTTGCAGCGGGAGTTACGCGGGCTGGGAGTGGAGGAGTAAAAAATTCCCAAAATCCCCGACCGAGCGGCCGCCAAACTATGCTATAGTATAGCTACGGGGAGAGGAAAAGAACCCCTCCAAGGCGAAGGGAGAACGAGATGACCAGCAAGAGGAACACCGCCACCGGACGCTTCACCGGATGCGTGTACGCCATCTGGGAGTACGAGGCCAACCGCTTCGCCCTGCTGCGCTTTGCGAGCGCCGCAGACCGCGACGGGTTTATCGAGCGGGAGCAGGGGCGAAACGCCTACGACTCATATCTCCCGGTCACTACGCGCAAGGCGTCGCGCTACTTCGACCTGCGCCACTTCGACGACCCCTGCGGCCAGCGCTACTTCGAGCTTGACCCGCGCATCACTCCCGCCCCGTCCGGCCGCATCGTCTACGGCATCGAGACGCGCGAGAACATGCCATTTGACCGTTGCAAGGAGCTGCGCGGCATGATGTGCGACGCGTGGCTCGCGAGGGCCGATGAGGCGTGCTAGTCGTAGCGACGTCGAGGGGTGGAGGCTCATGCGCGAGGGAGGCAAGGGCAGCTCGCTCGTGCTCAGGCATTACCTCGACATGGGGGACAACAGCTGGGACGAGGAGCGGGAAGTGACGGAAGCCGAGGCAAAGAGGATTCTGGAAGGGGAGTATTTCGGATGCTGACGAACGAACAGGGGCTGCCGCAGCCATTCGTGGAGGCAGCTACGAGCGACCATGAGTACACCGAGGGGCGCTACAGCGTGACCGAGGTTCTTGGAGGCACCTGCGAGGCCATCCTCAAGCGTAGGCACGCAGGAGAGGCCACAGAGGACGTTTCTGACCGACTTTGGGCCGTACTTGGGTCAGCCGTCCATAAGGTCCTAGAATCGGCTCAGAGTGGCCCAGAGCAGCATCAGGAGCAATGGTTGTGCGTGCCCATCGACGTTGACGGCAAGACCTACTCAATGTCTGGCATCCCAGACCTCTACGACGAGGGCACGGGGACGGTGACCGATTGGAAGGTAACCTCAATTTGGCAGGTTATGTTCGGCGACTACGAAAAGTGGCGCAAGCAGACCCTAGCCTATTGCTGGATGCTACGGCAGAAGGGCCAAGACGCGCACAAGGGGCAGATTGTGGCGATGCTCCGCGACCACCAGCAGCGCAAGGCTAGGACCGAGAAGGACTACCCGAAGCATCCCGTCGTGGTCAAGGAGTGGGAGTTCACGGACGATGACTTCGCCGAGATTGGCGACCTCATAGCGAAGTGGTTCCTAGAGGCAATATCCCAAGAGAAGCTTACTGATGACGAGCTTGAGCCGTGCAGCCCAGAGAGCCGATGGCACAAGCCCGACAAGTGGGCGGTGATGAAGGACGGGCGGAAGCGGGCCGTGAGGGTCTTCGAGGACGAGGAGGAGGCCGTGGAGCTGCTTAACAGGCTCAAGGAGACGGACAAGGGCCATCACATCGAGTTCAGGGAGGGCGAGGACACGCGCTGCCAGTCGTACTGCTCGGTCGCGCAGTTCTGCCCCTACGGCAGAAAATTCTTCCAAGATTCCGAAAATTCTCAGCCTACCTCGGGCGAAACTGTGCTATAGTATAACCAACGGAGGGGGAGGAAAGGCCGACCCCAAGACCGAAGGGAGCACACAATGAAGGTCGCCAAGAACAAGTACGCCATCACCGTCTGCAACGAGAACAACGAGCGCGAGGTCGAGCAGATGGTCGGCAAGGCGATGCGCGCATACGCCGACGGTCAGGTCTCTCGCAAGAACGGCATGAGCAGCGCCATACGCGACGCCGAGTGCGATGCCATCGTTCGTTGCATCGGGTTGTTCGTGGAGCAGCCCACCTTCATCATCTACAAATACGTCATCGCACGCTGCCACGAGGAGTTTGGAATGAACTTTCAGCGCTACCGCGGGTATATGCTATAGCGAGGGAACAAAACGAGGGGAGCACGAAATGACGGAGACCATCAAAGAGAAGCTGGCGGAGGCCGAGTTCTGGGCTATGGAGGCAAAGAACTACTACGACACCGACGAAGAGCAGTACGGTCTCTTGCAGATGGCCCACGACCTCATCAAGCAGGCCATAGCAATCGAGGCCAAGAAGGAGGCCTAGACATGACCAAGACCGGGAAGCTCAGCAAGCGCGAGATGGCAACGCTCAACAAGTCGTGGGAGATTCTAAGCAGGTGGACGGAGTGGGCGGAAAACGAGGGCATGGATGACGTGGAAGTCAGCGAGTGGCAGTACGACATGGCAATGAATGCGGTTGCTGGCCTGTGCGAGTTCATCAACAGCTACGAAGGGGAGTAACGACATGGATATCTGGTACACGCCCGAGAGAATCGCCCTTCAGCAGGAGATAGGCGAGCGCAGGTTGGCACGGTGCGAGCGCAGGGCGGCTAGGATTGCCCGTCAGGAGCGACAGGAGCGCGTTTTACGGGCCGTCAAGACGGTGTTGGGGTATTTGTTCGGAGCGGCGCTTTTCATGGCGTATCTGTTCGCTGGTGCCCTCTGGGCAAGCTGCTAGACAGGCAAAGGGCCTGAGAGCATAGGAGAGAGGAAGAATCATGGCAAAGAACAAGCTTATGAACGACGAGTTGGTCACGGTAGACCAGATTGACTTCACTGTGTACGGCTACTGGGAGTGCCTACTTGACAAGAAGTCTGCTCAGTTCCTGCTTGACAAGAACATGCAGAACAATCGCAGCGTCAAGCGCAAGAAGGAGACGTTTGCTCGCGACATGCGTAATGGTAAGTACATAGCCCGTACGGGAGAGACAATCAAGTTTGACAGCGACGGCATTCTCGTTGACGGGCAGAATCGACTTCACGCCATCAAGCTCGCTGGCGTTCCCGTTGTGGTCACCATTTGCACGTGCGTCGACGACCGTGCCAAGTATGTTGTGGATTCCGGCACCTCACGTACCGATGCAGATGCTGCTCGCATTGCTGGCATCAAGAACGAGACAGCAGCGGCAGCAATTTCACGTGTTGCACAGCTACTTCATAATGGATGCTATAACACTGGCACCCATATCGGAATCAATCTCGTTCCGACACGCCAAGAGGTTACCGAGTTCTTGATTGAGAACAATGAGACTGTTCAGGAATATGTTCGTAAGTGCGGCAGGATTATTGACAAGGCCAAGGACGTTCGTGGCATGGGTCAGAAGGGATGGTTCACCTGTATCTGGCTCACCGAGTGCATGGACAAGGAGATGGCCGACCAGTTCCTTTCGATGTGTCTCAACAACGAAGGTGCGGCTGGTCAGCTTATGGCAACCATCAGCGAGCCGAACCCTGATGGCAAGGCAAAGGACCAAGAGTGGATGATTCACAAGTACATCGAGTGCTTCAACGTGGTCATGTTCAATGGTGAGTACCTTCGCGGCAAGAACATGGCAGACCGAACGAACCTCTATCGAAAGCTGTTCAAGGAGTACGTCGACAACGCCCGCGAGTCCGACATCATGTTCAAATGGCCCGATTCCAAGAATGATGATTAGCAAAGACACCACACAGCTCTATGACCCAGACTGCTCCACCTGCGCACATCGGGTGGAGCGTCACCCTTATAGCGTATAATGTGCTACACTACTCACCACCGAAGAGAAAGAGGGAGGATGCCAGTCTCAGAGGCACAAAAGCGTGCGAAAAGACGTTACGATACGCTCCGCACAACCCAAATAGTGATGAGACTTCGGTTGAATCAGGACGCGGATGTTATCGAGAAGCTAAGAAGCGTTCCATCCAAAGTCGAATACATACGCTCCCTTGTGAGACGTGACATCAAAGAGGGCTAGAACAAGAGGAACAACAGGCTCGTGACCATGGACGGCAAGACCCAGAGCGTCACACAATGGTGCAGGGAGCTTGGGTTGAACCCCAAGACCGTCAACAGCCGAATCCACATGGGTTGGGAGCCAGTTGACGCGCTTACCAAGCCGATTCATCACGAGTTCGCAAGCAAAGGAAAGGTCACGGCATAGTGAACGAGAAGACGAGAATCCAATGGCGCTCGATTGACGATGTGCACCCGTACCCGAACAACCCGCGCAACAACGATGATGCGGTCGAGTACGTGGCGAACAGCATCCGAGAGTTCGGATGGCAGCAGCCACTCGTTGTTGACACAAACGGCACAATTATCGCAGGCCACACGAGGCTCAAGGCGGCGAAGCGGTTGGGGATGGACACCGTTCCCGTCGTGGTTGCGGACAACCTCACACCCGCTCAGGTCAACGCCTACCGACTGGCAGACAACAAGGTTGCCGAAGCCGCCACTTGGGACATGGAGGCACTGGCCGTCGAGCTTGAGGGTCTGGAAGTCGACTTCGACATGACCATGTTCGACTTCGAAATCGGTCAGGAAGATGCCAACACTGAGTATCACTCCGAGGACTACAGCGACAAGTTCACGGACACGCTCGGAGTGTTCATCACATGTAAAGATGAGGCTGAACAGCAGCGCACATACGAGGAGATTCTGGAAGGTGGGTACGAATGCCGTCTTTTGACATTGTAAGGCAATCGCCCATCAGCAAGAGCTACCGCGTGGCACGTGTGGCGAGCGACTACGACTACAACCAAGAGAAGTCGGTCGAACACTTCAAAGGGACAATCGAGATTCCCGACGAGTGGAACATCGGACTCATCGTCGGGGCTTCTGGAACGGGCAAGACCACAATCGCACGTGAGCTGTTCGGCGAGAACATCGTCACGTCGTTCGACTGGTCAGCGCCAAGCGTCATAGATGACATGCCAAAGGATTGCTCGGTGGACGACATAACGAGGTGCTTCTACCAAGTGGGTTTCGGCAGCGTCCCGTCATGGCTAAAGCCGTACAACGTTCTCAGCAACGGCGAGAAGATGCGCTGCGACCTAGCAAGGGCGATTCTTGAGAACAATGAGCTTGTGGTCTTTGACGAGTTCACCAGCGTGGTTGACAGGAACGTCGCCAAGACGGTATCGACCGCAATCAGCAAGGGAATCAGGAAGCGCGGCAGCAAGTTCATCGCCGTCTCGTGCCACAGGGACATAATCGAGTGGTTGCAACCTGACTGGGTTTTCGATACGGACGTGATGCGCCCTTTATCGACATCCCGCCCCGACCTGAGCGGGAGTTCTCAATCAGGCGAAGCTACCCAGAGGCGTGGGAACGATATAGGCGTTATCACTATCTGAACAGTTCACTGAATCATGCGGCCAAGTGTTTCGAATTGTTCGAGGGCGATACGCCAGTGGCGTTCCTCGGAGTCTTGCACCAGCCGACCAGACAGAAGTTGCCACTCAAGCGAGTGACTAGGTTGGTCGTTCTGCCAGACTATCAGGGCATCGGGATAGGGCGTGCGTTCCTTGACGCGATAGCTGACCTCTACATGCAGGAGGGGTTCATGTTTGAGATTAAGACCTCGGCACGAAACCTCATATCTTCGCTGAGGAATGACCCCGCATGGAGAACGGCGTCTTATGGGTTTAGCAAAGCGTCAGAACACCAGATAAACAAAAAGAATTGGAAATCAAGAAACGAGGTCAAACAACACGAGGACACTTCGGCTAGATTGCAAGGTAGCGACGTTCCGAGGGGCCATTGGGTGATGCATTCCTTTGGATTCTCAAGCAGCAAATCTGTCGGAAAAGTAAATGACATATCTAGTAGACGGAAGGATTGTAAAACAGCGACATTTAGGTGTAACAGAGATGGCTAACGAACGGAACCTTATACCAGCGGCCCACAAGCTAACAGTCGAAGAACAGTCGGCTGGCGGCAAGGCATCTGGCGCGGCCCGTCGCAAGAAGCGCGAGATACGCGAGATGCTGGAAGAGTACCTAGCCATGCCAGCCAAGGTGAATGGAAAGGACGCCACTCGCAAGGACGTCATGGTGCTTAATGCAATCCGTATCGTCACCGAGGGGAAAGCCAGCGACAGCGACTTCCTCAAGGCGTTCGCATTGATTCGTGACACCATCGGCGAGCAGCCCGTACAGCGCGTAGAGGTCGACACTATAGACCCGCAGGCACGTGCCGAGATGGACGAGCTGCTGGGGCTGAATGAGTAGAAAGTGTAACCACAGTACAATTTTCGCCTCAAACCAAGCACAGAACATAAGATAGAGCCGGTTTTTGTTGGCAAGGACGTCGAATCATGAAAATGGACAGGAACGTGGAAAGCATAGAGATGGCTGAGGGCGCGAAACCTTGCCCGATGTGCGGCAACGGCGAGATATATGTCGAAGGTTACGAGCACCACAAGGGCAGTGTCAGATATCGCGTACTATGTCCCAAATGCATGTGCTGCCAAGACACTGGCACGGACCAGACCAAATTGTGGGCGATAGACCGATGGAACACCAGGAACGAAACAGGCAAGACGGAGGAATGACCAGACGAGCCGACATAGTAAGCGCACTCAGGGAGAACCCCACGGCCTTCGCTGGTCGCTTGGGGTTCCCTTTGCTTACCGACTTGCACCGCGACTGGTGCCGCGAGATGGTGTTCGGCAAGGAGGACCACACGCTGCAGGCTCACCGAGGCAGCTACAAGACAACGACCGTCTCGATAGCGCTGTGGCTGCTGCTCCTGCTCAGGCCCAACGCCCAAATGGCCTTCTTCCGCAAGACCGATACGGACGTGAAGGAGATTCTGGAGCAGGTCAAGAAGATGCTTCGCACGGATGTTACGCAGTACCTTTCAGAGAGCTTGTGGGGCGTCTCCTGCCAGATAACCACCGACAACATGCTTGAGGTCAGCACGAGTCTCAGCAACGATGCGCGAGGCGGCGCACAACTCACGGGAATGGGCATAGGCGGCTCGCTCACAGGCAAGCACTATGACGTCATCTTCACCGATGACATCGTGAACCTCAAGGACAGGGCCTCTAGGGCAGAGCGCGAGAGGACGAAGGACGCCTACCGGGAAATCAAGAACCTCGTGAACCGTGGCGGCAAGATATTCAACACCGGGACGCCTTGGCACGTCGATGACGCCTTCCAGCTCATGCCAGAGCCAGAGAGGTGGCCTTGGGACACCACGGGCCTCATGACGCAGGAGCAGTACGACGAGATTGCCAAGGTCACCACGCCATCGCTGCTAGCGGCCAACTACCAGCTCAGGCACATCCCGTCCGATGACGTGATATTCACCGACCCCAAGACCGGGGCGAGCCACGAGAAGGTCTACCACGGCATCTGCCACGTAGACGCCGCCTACTACGGCGAGGACTACACAGCCTTCACGGCCATGGCAGTTCACGACGGGAAATACTACGTCTACGGCAAGCTCTGGCGAAAGCACGTGGACGATTGCATGCCGCTCATCATGGCCGACTACCAGAGGCTCATGCTCGGGCGTCTTTATACCGAGACGAACGCCGACAAGGGGTACAGCGCACGCAAGCTCAAGGAGCTGGGGGCCAGCGTGGTTCCTTACCCAGAGCACGAGAACAAGCACGTGAAGATTGTGACCTACCTCAAGGAGATATGGCCCAAGGTAGTGTTCGTCAACGGCACAGACCCGCAGTACATCGACCAGATATGTGACTACACCGAGGACGCTGAGCACGACGATGCGCCCGACTCCGCCGCGAGCCTCGCAAGGGTCATGCTCGGCAAGCGCCGCAACGAGGGCTACGTCTCCAAGCTCTACTGACGCTATGCATACGAATCCGTCTCAACCCCGTCCAAGCGGACACCTTGATTCACTCGCAGCCCGAAAATATCCAAAGATTCTCGCGACCATCAGCTCCATAGTGTGCTATAGTATAGCCAAGCAAGGGGTAGAGGCCCCCGAGACCAGAAGGGAGAACGACAATGACTTACGGAACCATCAAGGACATCATCGACTACGAGGTAATCCCCGCACTCGACAACCCCGCAGACTTCGACGTTGAGGAGATAGCGGCAGCAATCAGCGAGTACAAGGATGGTAGCTTCGAGGTCACCGTTGACGAGGACACCTTCTGGGAGATAGTCCAGAACAACCAGACCAACGAGCAGTAGAGGGGAGTGCTATAATATCGTCACTGGCAATATCGAACCGACGCGGCCTAGGACAACGCATCGGAGAGGCGCGACCACGACTGGCGGGTGGGAGAGAGCCGCCCATAAGCGTCTTCCTGAGAGGGAGTAGCTAACCTCTTAAAACGGCGGGGCATAGAAAAACGAGACAGGAGCCTCGGGCAAAGCAGCCAAAGCCAGTGACATTGACTCGGAAGAGACCTCGCGACGGCGGGGTCTTTTCTTATGGCGCGATAAATGGTACACTTACGGCATATCTGACGCTATGCACTCCGCGCCGTCCAAACCCCGTCCCAGCGGACACCTTGATTCAATCTCAGCCCGAAAATATCCAAAGATTCTCGTGACCATCCGCTGCAAGGTGTGCTATAGTATAGCCAACGGAGGGGAAGCACAGGGCAACCCCAGAGCGAAGGGAGAATGAGATGAAGTGTCCGAAATGCGGTAGCGAGAGGGTCACGGTATCCGTTATTAACGAGGTACATCTGGTAGACAGGCACCACGGCCTCGTCTGGTGGATTCTGGTCGGGTGGTTGTGGATTGCAATCAAATGGCTGTTCCTCACTTTGCCTGCGCTAATCGTGAAGCTATTTGGTCACAGGAAGCAGACCACGAGGAACACAAAGGTAAAAGTTTGCGCTTGCCAGAATTGCGGCAACGCATGGAAGATTCGCTAGATTCCCTCCCCCATGCACGGGAGCACGAGAAGGGAACAAAGATGGCAGAGCTGGACATGAGCTGGACCACTGAGTACCAAGTGGTGGAGGACCCGTACAAGGGCGAGGACGAGAGGGACTTCGAGCACTTCGATATTTAGGACAATGCTACAATGACAGACGCCCATCGGGGCATCACCTCCTAGGTGCAGCGGGTCGGCTTCGGTCGGCCCGTTGTGCTATGATGGGGGACATGAAAAGCCCAAGCTGGACACCGAGCGCAACCGAACCAGAAGGCTTTGGCGGGGTGGTCACCTGTGACTGCCCCGTGTTTTTTGACACGCGTTCTCGCACGTGTTACCCTGTGTGCTATCAGGCGGCGAAGAATGGTCCGCCACAATCTCCGAGGAAATGGAGCACGCATTGGCACTCACTCGCAAGCTGCTCGAAGGAATGGGCATCGAGGACAAGCAGATTGAAACCATCATCGAGGCGCATTCCGAGACCGTGACGGCGCTCAAGGCAGAGCGCGACAAGGCCAAGGAAGCGGCGGCGAGGGTGCCAGACCTCCAGAAGCAGTTGGAGGAGGCCAAGGAAGCGGCGGCAGACCCGAACGAGTGGCAGAAGAAGTACGACGACGAGCACAAGGCGTTCGAGGACTTCAAGGCCAAGGTCGAGCAGGACAAGGCCGCAGCGGACAAGGCCAAGGCGTACCGAGACATGCTGGCGAAGGCAGGGGTCGACCTTAAGCGCATCGACGCAATCATGCGCGTGACCGACCTCTCCGAGGTCGAGATGGAGGACGGCAAGCTGAAGGACTCCGAGAAGCTGGAGGAGTCTGCTAAGCAGGAGTGGGCCGACTTCATCGTGAAGACCAAGACGCAGGGAGCAGACCCCGCTACCCCGCCTAAGGGAGATGGCGGCGTGGAGGGTGCCGACCCCGAAATCGCGAAGCGCATGCAGGAGCGCCACGAACGGCTCTACGGCAAACCTACTAAGGAGGAGTAAGCATGAGCTACTTCGACGGCCCTAACAGGGGCTACGGCTGGGCGGCAGGCCACTTCCTCGTCGACGACGAGACTTGCGTGCGCCAGTCCATGACCATCCCCGCAGACCACCCGCAGGTGCAGACCCGCGACAATGGCCGCAAGGTCGTTCCCGCTGGCGCAATCATCGCTGGCGTGGGCCTCGTCTACGAGGACATCGACGTGACCGAGGGCGCGAAGATGGGCAGCGTTGTCACCAAGGGAACCGTCTACGCAGACCGACTCCCCGCTCTCATCACCGAGGCCATCGACGGCATCACCGTCATCGCCACCCCCGCCGTCACCCGCCCGTACACCGACGTTGTAGAGTAAGGAGGACCGACATGGCCAAGTTCATCAACGAGACCCTCGGTATGCTGAACCCCGCTGACCTCCTGTCCACGGGCTTCCAGATTACCCGACCCAACGACCCGCTCGAGGGCCTCTTCACCGACCAGCAGACCGACAACCTCGTGGCGACCTACCACACTCTCGCCGCTCAGTACACCATCCCGCAGATGGCGCAGTTCCACGCCTTCGACACCATCGCCCAGAAGAGCATCCCCGCTCCCATCGACGAGCACAACGTTGAGAAGGGCCTCATCAAGGTCAAGCGCAACACCTCCGAGCTGCTCCGCGAGCTCCTCGGCCGTGGCGTCACCGTCGAGGCGGAGCTGTACAACTACGTCATGGACGCAGCAGCCGACCTCGCCGACCAAGTCGTGACCCGCGCCAAGGTCGCACGCGCTGAGCTTCTCGCGACTGGCAAGGTCACCATCAAGGAGAACAACGTCGACGCGACCATCGACTACGGCGTGCCCGCTGCCAACCTCGCCCTGACGCTCGACTTCGGCGAGGGTGCCACGAGCGACGTGCCTACCCAGATTCAGACCATCGTGGACAACGCCGCCGACGCTGGCGTGGCCCTCTCGGGCATCATCACGTCCCGCGCGACCCTCACCAAGCTGCGCCAGAACGCAGCCGTGCAGAAGGCCATCAACGGCGTGAACATGGAGGGCGTGCTCGTCACCAACCCCGCTCTCCGCGCGTGGCTCGAATCCGAGTACGGCATCTCGCAGGTCATCACCGACGACCTGAGCTACTCCACCCCTTACACCATGGGCTCTGACGGTCGCCCTGTCGTCAGCTCGAAGCGTTACTTCCCGAAGAACGTCGTGACCTTCTTCGGAACCAGCAACGGCATGCGCCTCGGCGCTGGCCTCTGGGGAATCCCGCCCGAGGTCGACATCGCGCGCTTCTACGATGTCTCCGCATCGACGCAGAACCCCTACGTCTACATCACCCAGTGGGGCGAGACCGACCCCGCCGTGCTGTGGACCAAGGCGTCCTCGCTGTACATGCCCGTCCTGTTCAACCCCAACAGCCTCTACATCGCCAAGGTCATCGAGACCTCGGCCTAGGAGGCTGTGAATGGACCCGTTGCTCTTGGAGCAGGTGCTTGAGCACCTACACAACTGGTTCGTCCGTGACCGAATCGCGGTCAAGACTTGCTGCATCGATGACGGCTCCCTGCCGACCTCAATCACCGACCAGATGCTTGAGGGCCAGTGGTACCGCATCGAGGGCAGCTACCTCAACGACGGACTGCACCAGAACCCCGACAGCTCCCTGAGCGACGAGACATTCAGCGGCACAATCAGCTTGCTGGCAATCCCGCGCGGCCTCCTATCAGTCGTGGAGTCAATCGCAGCATGGCAGGAGGCCAACGGGAAGGCACTAGAAGGCCCGTACGCCTCGGAATCGTTCGGGGGGTACAGTTACACCCTCAAGAGCGACATTGCGTCAAATTCGGCCTCTGGCGGCCTCACAGGGTGGCGTCTGGCGTTCCGTGACCAGCTAAGTCCGTGGAGGAAGATGTACTGATGGCATTCGTGGGCCTGATGAACGACTTTCTGGAAGACTGCGTGCTCATAGAGAAGACGCGAGTCCCAGACGGCGAGGGCGGGTGGACCACGGGCTGGGTGGATGGCATGGACTTCCAAGCCGCAATCACCTACGACACGACGCTCAATGCCCGCGTTGCCGAGTCCGAGGGAATGAAGGCAACCTATACGGTTACCACCGAGAAGACCATGCCGCTCGACTTCCACGACGTTTTCAGGCGCAAGCGCGACGGTCAGGTCTTCCGCGTCACCTCACAAGGCGACGACAAGAAGACCCCGCCGAGCGCGACCTTCCAAGTATCGCAGGTCGCAGCCGAGGAATGGTCCTTGACATGACGCCAGAAGCAGCAATCTACAGCTTCCTAGCGGGCTTCTCGATACCCGCCTACGCATCCGCCTCGGTGCCAGACCAAGCGGAGTTTCCCTACATCACATACGACCTAGTTCTGGGCGAGTGGGGAGAGCCAGAAGTCAACATGCCCGTGAACGTGTGGTACCGCACCGATTCCGAGGCGATACCAAACGCGAAGGTGCGCGAGATTTCGCAGGCGATAGGCATGGGAGGCGTCACGCTCCCCTGCGACGGTGGGATGCTCTGGGTCAAGAAGGGTTCCCCGTGGGCGCAGGCCGTCACCGTTGAGGGCGAGGACGAGAAGGTCAAGCGCCGATACGTAAACATTAACATCGAATACCTGACCATCATCTAAGGAGACAGGAATGAAGTTCACCCAGATACCGTCTGACACCTTCTCGCACCTGCAGCTTAACGCCGGGCTGATGCTCCGGGACTTCGACCCGAAGACCGCGACCGTGGCCGGCTCCGGCATCATCGGCGCCACGAGCGGAGGCGTCGAGTTCAAGGCCAAGCCCAGCTACACGGACTTCGGCGAGGACATCGACAACTGCCCGGCCAACATGAAGGAGCTGAAGCGCCTCGACTCCATCGAGGTGACCATGTCCGGCACCCTGGTCACTGCCACGGCGGAGGTCGTGAGGCAGCTCGTGGGCGCGGCAGACGTCGACTCTGGCGACTCCACGCACGTCGTGCCTAGGAACGACCTCACGGAGGCGGACTTCATGGACGTCTGGTGGGTCGGCGACTACTCCGACAAGAACGGCGACAAGAACGGGGGGTTCCTCGCCATCCACATGGAGAACGCCCTCTCGACCGGGGGTTTCTCCCTCAAGTCGGACAACAAGAAGAAGGGCCAGATGGACTTCGAGCTGACCGCGCACTACTCGATGGACGCCCCGGACAAGGTGCCTTACGAGGTGTACGTCAAGGCCGGGACTGACGAGACGGCGGGTGCGTAGGCATGAGGCTCTCCGACATCGGCGCTGACCGCGCCATGGACGTGCTTGGCGTGCTCATCCCGAGGGTCGTGGCAATCGCCACCGACCGGCGCGTCGCGGACGCGCTCAGGGCCGCCGACGGCTCCTCGAGCAAGGCGCAGGCCATCGCGCAGGCCGCCCCGCTGCTCCTCTCCGAGCACGGGGAGGACGTGATCGCGATACTCGCCGCCACGGACGGCCAGGAGGCCGGCGAGTGGAAGGCGACGCACACGCTCCCTCAGGTCCTGCAGGGGCTGGTCGAGCTGCTCACCGACGAGGAGGCGCTCGCTTTTTTTGGCTCGCTTCCCGCAGGGACGGCCGCAGCCTCCTCCTCTGCCTCGGGGAGTACCGGGGACCTGACGGCGTAGGGCCGTTCCTCGCCTACGCCGGCGCGAGGTCCCGCGAGGACGAGGAGCGCGCCCTGTGGCGCGCGTACGTCGCGGACAGCGTGAGGGCCGCCGCGCGGGGGGAGTACGTGGAGCGCCCGTACACGGCGCTGCTCGGCGACCTCGACCCGAGGGAACGGCCGAGCGAGGGGGTC